AGTCCTCTGGCAATGTGTGATAGAGCATTAACCTGTGTTTCACCTTGTGTGGGTAGCCTGAGTGTGGCTGGTTGTTGTGAGACCCCATTAATTAAACTTGGGATTGTTCCTGATATTAGTGGCATTGTTCCTTATGATAAAAGTGCTGATCCGTTGTCTCTTTCTACTACTCTATAAACGTCATAACTATCAAATATAGTATAGTCACCTATGTTAGACTCATACTCCAATAGCTCTGACCAAGCTATAGTCTCGTCCTCCTGAAAGAACTTGTGTAACTCTCCTGAACCCACGACTCTGTCATGGAATATTCGGGCTGACCTGACAGAAATAAACCTTCTAGCTGCTTCTGGTAAGTCTTCAAAACTAAAGTATGTTACAGTATCAACTGCAACAGTACCTGTGAATATATGGGTATTGTTTGTTCTATCGTACAACTTATTAGCACGTTCAATAACATCTTCTGTACCACTTCTTACTTTAGATGTGGTGTCTATTCTTAGAATACTTGCTCCTATATTTATTTGACCTGAAGAGTCAGGTGTCATTGTAACATTAAAATCGGTATTAAAAGTCCAACCTTTAGACTGAACTGCTCTGGATGTGTTAGTTAGAATATCTTTTGCAATGGCAGCATCTGAACGACCAGCTAAATTGATTAAGTCATTAACCTTGTATTCACCAATAGTCATCAGCATCATATTAACTGCTTCTAACTCAGTCATCCTCTTTAGGGTACTCGCCATATTATCCTTGTAAAAAAAAGGGAGTACCTTATAACAAAGTACTCCCTAGAGTTATCAGCTACTAGCTGAATTGGTGAATTGACACAGCACACGCAGGTCGCAATACATTGTGACCCATTGCATACTTAGATACGATTAACGTACCCTGTCGGTTGATTTGGTACTCAGATTCAACTGAGAGATCCATCAACTTTACGGTTGCTACTGCATCAGCAGTCATAACTAGCGCACGTACTTCTAGTGCAACATTAGATATGTGCTGGGATGCACCAGATGCAAATGTCTGTGCTCCTGTTGGTACACCATACTGTCCCTCACGACCAGAACCTAAGCTCTTGGTGAGTGGGATTGGTGCTGCTTTAGCTCCGTCTTTATGAGCTGCGGCACGACCTGCAACAAGTGCGGCATTTGAGGTTGCTTGTGTCCATAGGTTAGATACCCATGTGGACCCAGAGCTGAAGTAACCAAGATTGTTAGTTACGTAAATAGGCATCCCAAGAATTGAGGGCACCTGTCCAGCGGCAATTGATCCACTACCTCCAACATCTTTGTTGAAGATTGCGAAATCTACCATATCAGTTGCAGTTGAGACTTTAAACAAGTCGTAGTACATATCTGTTGGTAGAACAACAACTGGATCACCGGGAACATTGTAGTTATCAAAGATACGTCTTGCATCCATAATAGCTTGTACAATGTCCTTTGGTTTACGAATGTCAGCCGCAGCATCACCACAGACAACATTAGGTGTGAAATCCTCATCATCAAAAGCAGAGTGATCTTGGATCATACCAGAAACTGCTGCTATTGTAGAGTTCTCACATAGAGAAGCTTTGATAGCAAGTCTCAAGATGTTCTCATCAGCAACCTTGGATAAACCAAAACCTGCTTCCTGAGTGTAGACACTTCTGATGTCGTAGTGACGCATGGCTTCATCAATACTCGGAATAAACTGAGCATTAATTAAGAGGTCATCTACTGAAACAACACGCTCGCCTTGCTTGGCAGATGTTGGTACAATCTCGTTACCCGGAGTGTGATAAGCCGCATCACGGTACTTACCAGTTAAAGGGAATTGAGCTGATTTACCTTTGGAGATCGTGCGAACACGATGCAAAGGCATCATTATGTTTTTAGATTGGAATGAAGTAAGCACTTCGCCAGCATACAACTTCAGAAATAGTTCCCTAGATCCGAGTGTACTGTTGGTTGATTGGTTACGCATACCAGAACGGTGGATACCACCTTCAACGTTACTAGCAATGCTAGAATAGTTCGTTGCCATTTTGTTTTTCCTTAGATTATTGTTATTGGTTAATAACTCGGAAATCTAGGTTTCACAAAGTTCAGTACAGAGTTGTCCCACGCATGAGGCTAAGTCTTACTTTTCGATTTGTCCTGTGATTCTTTGTTAGAGCACTTGGGAATTTCCCAACCTTTGTGCAACCTTTGCTCTATAAGCAGGGTCGCTTTGATACCTCGGATCGCTCATTGCCGAAGTAACCTGTGCAAGTGATTCGTAACGAGGAGCTACGTCCTGTCCAAACTCACCTGACATTAGTGACGGAGGAACACCCTCCGAATTCTGATAACGGGCATAAAGACCCGACACTGCTAACTGAGTGTTAGCATCTAAATTTTCTAACTGTGTATTAAAAGCTTCTACTTCCCACGGTTGTAAGTTAGTATTAGCCCACTCTAGCATGTCATTGTAATTTTGTTCACCACCAACATTAGAGTGTACAGAATCTATGTTTTGATCTCTGAGTGCTTCTTGACCAGAGATCCAAGTACCTGCTACTTCTTGACTTATACCAGCTTCTTCTAAAGCTGCAAGAGCTTCAGCAGACAGCTCGCCTGTACTATTATACTCTTCTTGAAATGCTGCAAAATCTAGCCCTCTATCGTCAAGTAACTGGTGTACTTGTGAAGGAGTAGTCTCTTGTATCTCAGGTACCTCTTCATCTTGGAACCGTTGTTCTTCTTCTTGTTGCTCACGTTCTTCTGAACCAGAGTGAAACTGTTGCTCTAAGTTCTTGTAGGCTTGTGCCATTTCTTCAGCACTAGAAAACTTTTCTGGTAGCCACTCAGGTCTACTCTCGTCTCTAGTGTACAGCTCGTCTTCGGTTTCGTAGGCTTCAATTGGTTCTTCTACTTTAGCCAACATTTCGTGAACGTGTGCTGGATCACCTGCTTCATTAACACCTTCGCCTTGATATGTAGATACTTCTGCCATTATACTCCCTTTTTATGTGTGTTATTATGCTTGACCTGCAATAGCCTGTTGCATCTGCTCCATCATCTCAGGATTCTGAGACATCTGTTCGCTCATACCTTTAGCCACTGCTGGAGTTGCTCCTTTAACAACATCACCCATCATTTGAGCTTCTTGTTGTTGTTTCATTTGTGCTTCTTGAGCTTGCTGTGCTTCAGCTTGTTCCTGTTGAATCACTTCGTCTGTTTTAATTAGACCACCTGTGTCGATACCAAGAGATGCACCTAGTCTGTCCATGTAGTCATCAATGTTCAGTTTCTGTGCTATTACTTCTGGTCCGAGTGGTGCAAGATACTCTAAGAATTGACCTAACTTTGTTAGATCTTGTCCTCTGCCTAAAGCTTCCATACCGGTAACGATCTTTGGTTTAACTTTATCTTTTGGAAACTTAGGCATCTTCTTAGACTTCACCATCTTCTGAAGGAGAAGGTTTATTAATGGGAGCTGGAACTCTTGAGACAGTACAGAATAGACACCACCTAGAGTACTCTCTAGTTCTTGTGCCATGAAGCGCACTTCTTCTGCTGTAACTCTTTCAGCTTGACGTTGAACAGAAGAGTTAAGTAAAAATGCCGAAGCTAATCTCTCTTCTATTTTTTGTGCTGTTTCTTGTGCAACTCTAAAGTCGTTAAACTTTTGCACCTGTAGGGTAGATACATCTTGTGCATCACCTTGTATTATAGCACCACTTGGTGCCTCTGCTACAGATCTTATCCTAGTAGTTCCATTAGGTCTAACTAGGAATAGGACTTTAGCCGCAGCCGCAGATCCTTCCACTATAGCCATAGTAAGTGCCTCAAGTGACTTTAAGTCACCTAGGTACTCTTCTACTAAACCTCTTCCATAAGACTCCCCATCTACTCTACTAAAACGTAAAGGTATAAAGGGGTTCTTATCTATTGGGTACTTCCCATAAGAATCTGGAATAGCTATGTTACCAACTTCTTGGTGTATGTGCCAATGTTTACCTTTGTTACACACGTAAGTAAATAG